CTATCCTTCCTGAATGTCGGGCAAGGCAAACCGCGCCACGATGCGCCGCTGCCAAGGCGCGCTCAGCGCCGTTTCCACCACCGCATGTCCCGAATAGGCGTGGATGAATCGCGCCTCGGCGCCGATCCGCGTCTGAATGCCCAGATGTTTTGCAACGCCCCGATCGCACATCCGAAACAGAATAACGTCACCGGACGCTTCATCCTCGACAGGCTTGCCCTCCATGAGCGCAGCAAGCCCTCGCCAAAGCATTTCATCGCCCTGCGGCTCAGACCAATCCGGCGTATACGCAGGCACCACACCCGGCTCACACCCATAAAGCCCGCGCCAAACGCCCCGCAGCAGCCCAAGACAATCCGCCCCCGCTCCGCACAGGCTCACCTGATGCACGTAAGGCGTGCCGATCCAACGCCGCGCCTCTGTGACAATCCTCTCGCCCGTCACCGCAAGCTCCCACCGCTGCGCAACCGCGCTGCTGTTGGATGAATCAACACCCATTCTTCCTGCGGAATGTCCGGAAAACCTTGGAAGTTGACCAAATTGTCGAACTTGCCTCGGCAAGTCTCGAACCGTTTGTCACAGCCCACGATCAGCTTTACACGATCCCCGACAGCCACCGAAGCCCGAAGCGGCTCCCACAGATCGACCTCGCGCGCGCCGTCCTCGAACAGCACATCACGCTTGATCACGGCCCAAAGCCCCTCTGCAGCGCCATCCAACATCGTCAACCGTCCGCGTTGAAACCATTGCGCCTCAAACCCGCTCGCGCCGGACAGGACAAATCCACCCTTAGCGGTCACCCCGGTAACAACCACCTCGGCAGACATACCCTCAGCGTCAGTATCCACTCCACACGCCGCATCCCCCAGCACCGCCAGACACGGCGCTTGGTACACCCGACCCACCGGCCGGTTGAGCCACTCCGTCAGCCCCCGCAACTCCGCAGTGAACGCACCGCCGCTGCGTGTGATCTCCCCCAACGATCCCCGAAACAGCACCTTGCGCGCCGCGACATCGGCCCAATTGACCAACCACGCCGTCACCTCGGCCCCGTCGAACCGCCCCGCCGCAATGTCCGCCTCGGTCACGCTGGCATCAGACAGCGCGCCAACCGCCTCAGTGTTGTCCACTGACAGCCCGGTGCCCTGCTGCACCGCTGCCGCGCTCATGCCGGTATCCGCACGAAAGGCCAATCCGTTGAAGCTCAGGTCAAGATCGTGATCCGTAAAACCAAACCGCCGGCCATCCCTTCGCCGCACCTCCCAAGCCCGCGCCACCGTGGTGACACCCCTGCCCAGGTGCGCACCCAGCGCCTCCGCCGCGCTCATACCCGCAACTCCACCACCGGCACATCCGGCACTTCACCCGCCTGGAATGTGGCAGCCGAGGTCTGAATACGGTCCGTGTCAAACCGCACTGGCACATCGAACTCGAACCCGGCTGTTACCGAGACCCCCGCAGAGGGCGCAGTAAAGAAAGACACCACCCCAGTCATCACATCGACCGAGAAATCCGTCCCCTCCTCCAGCGCCATGCCGTCAACCGCCACCAGCACCGACCCGGCAACAGGCTTCGCCACCGGACGCGCGTAAACCGCACCCCCCGACACATACGCCTTTGACAAACCAAACTCCGTCGTCACGCCATCGCCAGTCCCGATCACCTGATCTGTGGCCGTGACCTGTGCTGACGGTTTACACGACTTGAAGTCTGCCCAGTCTTTCCAGCGAAACCCGTACATCTGCCCGCGCCGCGCCTCAAAGAACGCGATCAGCGTGTCGATATCATCCATCGACCGCAGCCCGATCCCCGCATCATACCGCCTGCGCGAATGCGCCCACGGCGTGTTCCGCTCCTCAAAACCACTGGCCAGCGTCACTACATCCGTCCGCCGCTCTGGCCCCCCAATGGAACCAAAGCTCAACGCCGTCGGAAACCGTACCTCATGAAACTGCATCGCAAGCCCTCCTCACAGGTTCCGCTGACCAGAGCCCAATACCCGGCCCATCTGCGCCGCGATCTGGCTTTGCGACCGACGGAACCCCTGCACATCCGGGGTCGAGATGTTCATCACCACGTTGACCGCGCGCCCACCGCCGCCAGCCCGCACACCCAGCTTGCCATCAGCCCCGCGCGCCAGCGGCATGATCGCCTCTGGCCCCGCTTCGCCCATCAGCCCGACACCGCCCCGCATCGGAAAGGTCGTCGGCCCACTGACAACACCGCCATCGGCAAACGGCATCACCCGCCCCTGCGCAAAGCCCGCCCCATTGGCAAAGGGCAGCAGGTTGCTGATCCCCTGCATCACCATCCCGCTCAGATGTTCCTTCACCGGGTTCACCGCCGCACGGTAACTCGCCCCGATCATCGACTGCGCAATCGTGCCCAGCGCGTCCGACAGCTTCATCCCATCAAACACGATCCCATCAATCGCCCGGCTCAACCCACTGTTCAGCGCGCCCTCCAGCTTGGATGCGCCCTTGCTAGTCTCTGACAAAGACTCGCGCACCTTTGCCATCTCGGCCTGAAACCCGCCTGCCATGCTCGACGCACCTGCAAGCGCTTCTTCCAAAGCACTCACCTGTGCCTCGAAACCGTCAATGCTGTCCAACTCAATCATCCTGATCCCCCCGCTTGTCCGGATAAGCCGCCATCAAGGCGTCCAACCCACTCCGCTCCAAAGGCGCATCACCGCCCCCCAACAATAGGTGCAGCTCCGCTGGCGTGAGCGCCCAGAACTCCGCCGGGCGCAGCCCCAGCCCGCGGACCCCGGCACGCATCAGCGCAGGCCAGTCGAACCGGCTCACGTCTCCCCCACCGGCACAAACGCCCGCGCCAACAACTCCGCCGCCACCCGCGCCGCCGCCAGTGGCCCGCCCTCGATCTCCGCTGCGAGCAAATCGGCTGCAGTCCCGCGCCAGCCGCCACCGCGCAAGCCAGCCACGATCAACGCCAGCACATCCCGACTGGAGCACCCGCCACCTTCGAAACGTGACACCAGATCGACCAGCGTGTCTGCCTTGAGGTCAGCCTCCAGTTCCGCCAGCGCTCCCAGTGTCAGCCGCAACACATGCGGCGCCCCGTCGATCACCAGCGTCACCTCTCCACGCCAGGGGTTCGCCATCGTCACGCCGCCGCCGTGAACGCCACAACGCCGGCCGAGGCCAGCGACAACTCATAGGTCGCCTCGCCATTATGCGACCCGGCATATTCCAGCCCCGTCACCTGAAACGGTGCCTGCACAACCCCGAAATCCGGGATGATCACCTGAAACGCGGGCGTCTGGCTTTCGAAGAAAATCTGCCGCGCCCGCTCATCGGTGCTCGCATCCTTGAACACACCGGCCCCCGAGATCGCGACACTCCGCACGCCCGCACCCGCCAGCAACTCGCGCCACCCGCCATCGCTCTCAAGCGAGGTCACATCCACCGCTTCAGCGTTGAAACTGATGCGCGTCGCCCGAAGGCCCGCCAAAGTCTCAAACGTGCCGCTGCCATCCACATCGACCTTGATCAAAAGGTCTTTCCCGTTCTGAGCACCCATCGCCCACACTCCCTGTCTGGAAACTGTCTCTGAAATCCGAAACGCCCTCAGGCGTCATCCTCGACCCGCGCGCGGAAGGTCAGGTCGATCCTGCGCCGCCCCGCCTTCTCGCGTTGCGCCACCGCCCGCTTGAAGTTCAGCGCCACCAACCGGCCCCGCTCCAACACCAACGCGGCGTCGATCAGCGCATCACACACCGCCGCCGACACCTCCTTGGCCGTCTGAAACCCCGCATCGTCCGAGATCACAGACACCACGAATTCATGCCACGCCCCACGCCCGGTCTTGTCGCTCGCATCCACCGCCCGCTCCGGCCCAAGTGCCACATACAGGTCCGGCAACCGCCCCTTTGGCACCGCGTCATACACCCGGTCACCGACCAGAACCGAAAGCCCCGCATCGGTCTGCAAGCACTGATACACAGCCCCCTGCAACGCCGCCGCCACCGCATAGCTCATGTCGCCACCTCCTCGTCACAGAGGCAGATCAGGAACCGCCCGCCAGGATCGGCTTCGGTCACCGAATTGATCCGAAACACCCGGGTACTGTCCCGAAACCGCTGTTCCGGCAAAGGCCGCGCAGAATGTCCCTGCGGTACACCCCGCACCAAAACCCGAAACCCGGTCACCGACACCTGCCCAGCCTCGCCAACGCCCTCGCGCCCGGACCGAGGCTTCACCTCACCCCATAGCACACCCAGCGCGACCCAGCTTTCATGCATCCCGCCCGCACCGTCCGGCACAGCGTCCAGCCGCTCCAGCACCAGCTTCGATGTCAGCCGCGGCCCGCTCATGTGCCGAACCCGATCCGTACCGGGCGATAGCGCGCGATCAGGCTCGTCACCCCGAACGGCATACATCCTTGCCCCAACGCGGTCTCATCGCGGTATTCGTAGTAATGCGCCGCCAGCAACATCACCGCCTGCGCCAGATCGGCGGGCAGATCGCCAAACGCCTCGGCCATTCCAGCCTGAAACCGAACCTCGGCGCTGCCGTGCTCCGGTATGGACGGCAAACAGCCTCCCATTGGCACCACCTTCGGCGCATCGCCATCCGCCACCAGCGCATAGCGCGCCGCGTCCACCACAGCCCCCGCGCCAAACGCATCGACCAAAGTGATCTGCGTCACCGCACGCACCGGGGCAATCGGCAACACCTGCCCTGTCACATCCCGCCACCGATGCAGACTGCACAGGAAATCCCGCACCAAAAGCGCCTTGCCCGTCCGCGCCTCGATCGCCGCCATCGCCGCCCGCAGGAACCCGCCCAACAGCTCGTCCTGAAGCCCGTCCTCCACAAACCCGCTGCCCATCCGCAGATGGTCGCGCAGCCGCGCCACCGGCAAAGCGGTATCCGGTATCTGGCTCTCTTCAATCAAATACATCTCGTGTTCTCCGCAAACCTGTCCCTCGTTCAGAGGCCGGTAAGTTGTCGGACGCGCGCCGCCGCCGCTGCTCGGACGGAGGGAGCGGCTAGACAACGCCGGCACACCGGCGCGCGCCCCATGAGGAAGACGGCCCGCACCGCCCTCCCCATGTCCGCCATCACCGATCAGGCGACAGCAAAGCGCAGCAGCTTGATGGCAGCGAAATCGCTCACATCGCCGCCAACCCGTTTGGTCGCGTAGAACAGCACATGCGGCTTGGCGCTGAACGGATCACGCAGCACGCGCAGATCAGGGCGTTCCGCAATCGTGTAACCCGCGCGGAAGTCACCGAACGCAATCGCATCCGCGTTCGACGCAATGTCCGGCATGTCCTCGGCAATCAACACCGGATAACCCAGCAGACGCGCAGGCTCACCGGATGTGAACCCGTCCGACCACAGATGACGTCCATCCGCATCCTTCAGCTTGCGCAGCGTGCCCGCCGTCTTGGAATTCATGACAAAAGTCGCATTGGCGCGGTATTCTGCCCCCAGCGCATAGACCAGTTCGATCAGCGCATCGCCATTGCCGATAGACCCGTCCACACCAGTCGGCACATAGCCAAGATTGCCCCAGGTCCAGACATCATTGTCCACCGCGCCATGGTTCAAAATCCCGCGCGGCTTGTCATTGCCATCACCGTCGATGAAAGCCCCCGCTTCGGCACGTGCAAACGTGTCCGCAATCTTGCCAGCCAGCCAAGTCTCGATGTCGAACGCCGTATCGTCCAGCAAACGCTGGCTCGCTTTGGGCATCGCGCTCAGCTCGTGCAGCTTGATGGAAATACGGTCGATGGTCGGTGTCCCGGTCTCGGACCGCGACGCAACTTCATCGGCCCAGCCCGCCCCGGCATTGCCCTGGTCGATCAGCACGTCATAGCTCGACGCCTCGACATTCACGACCGAGGCCACCGCGCGCAGCGACGCGCTGCTTTTCAGAACACCCTGGATGGTCTCCGATGTCGCCGGATCGATCAGGAACCCGCCATCGCCGTTCACATTGGTGGACATGGATTTCACATCCATCTCCAAACCGCGCAAGGCATCATCGTCACCACTGCGCAGATAGGCGTCGAACGCCTGGTAATGCACGTCTTCGGTCTTAACACCACCCGCCAACGCAGGACGCCCCGCATAGGCCGTCTTTCGATCAATCTTGGTCATTCGCTCTTCCTGTTCCTGTAGCTTTCTGTCGAAGTCATCGCGCTGTCGGCGCATGTCGCCCACCAGCCCTGCCAACGCGGCACCCACCTGGGTGAACGGAGACAGATCTTCCCCGCTCCGCGACGTTGTCCCGGTCTCACTCATCCCGATTTTCCCATCTCTGAAGGGTGGCCCTAGCCGTCCACCAAGTCCCGGCGCGCCTCTTCGATCAGGCGTGCCATCTCCCGCAGGTCAGCCTCCACCGGGGTCTCCCCCTTGGCGGCCACCCGCGCACTGGGCAGCATCGGGAAGGTCACCAGCGACACCTCCCACAGCTCCAGTTCCGTCAGAACCCTGCGGCCCTGCTTGTCCTTCGTCGCGGCCTTGGTGCGATAGCCGATGGACAGCCCGTCAATCGCCCCCGCCGCCACCAGCGCCGCCGCCTCCCGACCGCGTGCGACCGTCTCTAGCAATCGGCCTTTCACGTACAAACCGACGCCGTCCTCGCGCACCACGTCCCAAATGCCGATGGGCTGCGCCGGATCATGCTGCCACAGCATCTTGACCGCCCGACCACTCTCGGCCAGTCGCTTCAACGACGCACCATAAGCCCCTGAAGAAACAACATCATTGCCCTGATCGCACTGCCCGAACCGCGACGCATAGCCTTCGATCACGCAGCCATCCGTGACCGTGATATCCGCATCGAACCGGCAGAATTTCCGTTCCAAATCCATCCCGTACTCCCTCATGGCGTCACCTGAACGAATTTCAGGAACACATCCGCCAACACCGCCGCCGCCACGCCGTAGACCGCCAGCCACACCCGCCGCTCCAGCCGCTCGATCAACACCTCGATCCGGTCCAGCCGCGCCGAGATCCCCTCGAACCGCAGCTGCGTCACCCGTTCATGCGCCTCAAGCCGCAAGGCAGGCGCACAGTCGAACGGCTCGTACCCGCCCCGCATGTCACTCATCGGCCAACACCGGCAGACCCAGCAGCGCACGCTTTTCCGCCGACGTCAGGAACTCCGCCCGCGCCACCCGCGCCCATTGCGCATCGCGTTCCGCCGCCAGTGCAGGCACCTGATCCAGATCGGGCTTCAGCACCAAATCCTGACCGGCATGCTCCGACAACCACGCCGATAGCGCCGCCGTCACCCGTGTCACCAGCGGCAACACCGTCAGGCGGTAGAACGCCCGATGCGCCTCTGCGTAATTGGCAAATGTTGCCTCTCCGGGAATCCCCAACAGCATCGGAGGAACTCCAAACGCCACCGCAATCTCCCGCGCCGCCGCTTCCTTGGTCTTCTGGAACTCCATATCGGACGGCGAAAACCCCATCGGTTTCCAGTCCAGCCCGCCTTCCAGCAGCATCGGCCGCCCCGCATTGCGCGCTCCCATGTGATGGCTCTCGATCTCCTCGACCAGCCGGTCGTACTGATCGGTCCCCATCCCCGACACACCATCGGTGCCGTGATAGACAATCGCCCCCGAAGGCCGCGCCGCGTTGTCGAGCAACCCCTTCGACCAACGCGACGCCGCGTTGTGCACATCGAGCGCCTGCGCCGCCGCCACCATCGGGCTCAGCCCGTAATGATCGTCCTGCGGATGAAACGCCTTCACATGGCACACGGGCCGGGCCCCCTCACCCATCTCGAACCGATGCGCCTTACCGCCCACACCGTATTCATAAGCCACTGGCCAGCCGTCCTGTCCCGGCACCAGCTTCATCCGGTCCGACCGCAGCACATGCAACTCGCCCGGAACGCCACCGGCGCCCACCGCCTCGAAATACCCGTCACCGGACAAGAGCAACTGACCGTAAAACGCCTCGAACAGCTCCGCCTGCCCCTGCGCCGGGTTCGGACGACGCAACAGGTCCAGCACCGGATGCACCTCGTAGCGCTGGCTTGCATCCTGCAACACCAACGGCATCGCCGCCGACGCCTCCGCAATCAGCTTGACCGCCCGGAACCCCACCGGGTTGCCGGTGAACCCCGTCCGCGTCAAAGACGCCGTGTCCCGCGCCGACCACGCCACGCGCCCCATGTTCTGCCAGGCCACGACTGGCCCGGTGGCACTTGCCTTGGCCTCGATCCCAGCCTCTTCTTTGCGTCTTTGACGAAAGATGTCCCACACCATGCTGCTGCGCTCCTCGCAAATCCCGTTTCAATTTCGGCGCGGTCGGGACGGTCTCTCGAACCTTCCCGACCGGCCTCGTGCCAAAGGCCCAAGCCCCCAAAGGCCCCCGGCACACCAGACACAGCGTTCCCGTCCTCAGCCTGCCCAAAGGCAAGGCCGGGCCCCCACTTCACCGCTCTGTCAAATTGCTTGGCGCGTCCCGTCCTGCGCCGTCTTGATGAAACCAACCTAGCCAGCAAAGGTTAACGGCTGGAAACCATACCGTGCGCTCAGCGGCGCAACGTCCGAACACGCGGCACACGCCATTCCGCCGCCCGCGCGATCACCAGATCGGTCAGAGCCCAAACCAGCGCGTCCAGACGATCCGGAGACCCCGTCCCTTGATAGCCCAACCGCGTCATCTGACACATCTCGTCCTCCAACGCGTCAAACGCCCCGTAATGCGCTACGCGCCCCTGCTCATACAAAGCCGCCACAGGCTCGGCCCGCGCGGCCTTGGACCGTGACGCATGGACCCGCACCACCGGCACCATCGGATCGACCTGTCGCAACACGGCCTCCACCATGTCACCGCCCTGATTGACCTCGGCCACCAAGGCATGCGCGCCCCACCGCTCCATCGCCGTGATCGCGCGGCGCGCCCAGACCAGAGGCGACACGCCCTGCACCGTGCAATCCTCCAGCACCACTGCGCGCCAGTCCTGCGGCGGCCCGTCCGTGACGACCCCCGCCACCACAATCCCACAGGCATCCGACCCCTTGCCGCTCGACGCCGTCGGATCAACCGCAACCACGATCCGGTCGAACACCGGCACCACCGAACAGCGCGCCGCCTCCAGCGCTTCCATCGACCAAAGCGCACCCTCGGCCTGATCCAGCAGATCGCCGTCCAACTCCTGCCGCCCCAGCCGCGTGCCCGCATAGCGCGCCCGCACCTCGTCCAGAAACGACGAGGCCAGATAGGCCCGGTTCGACTCGGTCGGGGCGCGCGTCACAACCGTCGAACGTGCCGCCAACAAATCCTTCAAAACACCCACATTCCGCGGCGTCGTTGTCACGCAAACCCGCGGATGCGTCCCCAGTCGCAGCGTGAACTGCAACATGTCCCACGCCTCCTGCGCACGCTTCCATTTCGCAAGCTCATCCACCCACGCACCGTCAAACTGCGGTCCACGCAAACTCTCGGGGTCATGCGCCGAACACGCCACAGCCTCGGCCCCGTTGGGCCAGCGCAACATCCGTCGCGTCGCCAACCATTCTGGTCGTCGGTCGGGCGGCGAACAGGCCATGATCCCGCTATCACCAAAAATCATCACCTCGCGCACTTGATCCAAGGTCTCACCCACAAGCGCCACGCGCCGGGCAGCCCCCTTGTCCAAAGGCCGCGATCCCTCGACCATCTGTCTCACCCATTCGGCACCGGCGCGGGTTTTCCCCGCGCCGCGCCCACCAAGGATCACCCACGACCGCCAGTCCCCCTCTGGGGGCAACTGGTGCGGATGCGCCCAGAACTCGAACAGGTAGGGCAACGCCAAAAGCGCCCCGTCCAC